GTTGTATCTGTTCCTAAAGCGACACTATTCGCAACAATCGTGGCAGTTAAAGTGGCATTGCCTAATTGGGAGAGAGTTGCATTACCACTTAGGTCTCCTGCCAGTGTGATTACGGGGGATTTGTTGATAGTAGTGCCGCTACTTATATCCCCACCATTTATATCAACTGTGTTGAGGACTGGTGCGGTTAAAGTTTTGTTAGTTAAAGTTTGTGAACCTGTAAGGGTAGCAACTGTGCTATCTATGTTGATAGTAAGGGTATTACTAGAACCTACTGTATCTAAGCCTGTACCACCTGCAATATTAAGAACTTCGGTATTGATGGTGACACTTTGATTGCCACCTGTATCGCCCTGAAAACTGACCGCTTGTGCTGCGTTTTGAGCATCTACATAACTTTTGATAGATTGTTGAGTCGCAAGTTTTGTGTTGCTATTTGACCCCATGTTATCTTCGTCTAATACGCCTGTGACGACAGCTCCACCAGAAGTAAAGCCTAGATTAAATAATTTTGCATTTAATGACTGAGCTGCAGTGCTTTGGCTATCTACCCACTGAGTATTGCTGTGATCGTAGACTAATAATGAACCTGCGGTACTTGCGGTACTATCAGCTACACTCCTTCCTAAAATTGTATTAGGACCTGCGACTCCTTGTACTCCTGCAGTGACTACCGATATCTGACTGACATCGGTGACTGTAATTTGACTGACTGTACTCATCGGCTTGTATTACCTCTGACACTAAATGTGCCTTCCAAGATTCTATAAACATTACCTGCAGAATTGACTATTTCAAGATCGTAATGTCCATCACCGACTGCTAAATTTGCGGTATCGGTTGCAGCTATACTTAAGGTCACAGTTCCTGCTGTGCCTCCTAAGGCGATTCTATTGTTTGCTGTGGTTAGGGTTAGGATTGTTGCCGATGCGTCTGGGGTGTCTCTTAAATCCATCTCCGCAGATGAATACCCAGTCAGATTGACTAGCGTATCGCTACTGTCCTTGAGAGTCAGGGTTTGTCCAAATGTAGCACCCTGCTCTATGATGAAATGATGATAACCTGCACTCATTAATAATAAATCCTATAGTTTGCATGGTATCTACCATTTATCAGCTTCTGCTCTTTTTTATCTTACCACTATTTGTCTAGGAAGATTATTTTTTAGTAGTTTTCTTCGCAGTAGACTTAGTAGATTTCTTTTTAGTTGTTTTTTTAGGTGCAACACCACCTTCATAGGCTTCATTTATGTCAGGCGTACTAGGGTCATCAGCGACATAGTGTCCTTTTTCGTTTCTTGCTCTAACAGGCTCGGTAGTTTCTAAATCAGATGTATCTTCTACTTTGATCTCCATTGCCCAGTTATTTTGCACAAAAGCCTCCATTAGACTTTGTTGCCATTCCTCTTTTGCCTCTACTACTTCGTTATGAACATAAAGTTTAGATTCTGTGCCTAATTCGTTAGTTGCACCAACTTTAGGTACAACAATTTTAAAACTTTTATTTGCCATCTTATTCTCCTTTAATTGGGTGGGGTAAGTGAAAACATACCGAACTTACCCCAAACCCAAATGCTTTACTAAGCGTTATGTGCTGTAAAGTCGTTATCAGTTGAGTGTCTAGCACTGCCTCGTACAACCATCGCACCTATTGGTGTTCCATTTGAATGAGTACCAGTTTTAGCTAATACAACTCTGATATACCTCTTGTTGCCAACATAACCGACTCTGAAAATGCCACCTGTAGTATCAGGGTCTCCTCCAGTAGTTCCATCTAACTTCAAGAAGATTCCTCCAGAAGCGATAGTTCCATCAATTATGGATGCTTGTGCAACATCAGTAAAAGTTGAGTTGTCATCAGATTCCTCTAATGAAACTTCAAAATGTACTGAGCTTGAGAGAGTATCGCCTTCTGCACCGACATCTACTAACACAGTGGCACTTTCGTAACCTTGTAGATCAACGCCAGTACCATTGGCAGCAGCAGTTCTCACTGCAGCAGCTAAACTCACAGCAGGACTAATATTATTACTTAAATCTTTCATTTATTACTCCTTATGTAGAACATTTTTGTTTAACGATAGCCTCAGCAGTAACCACCTGTCCACCGACTCTTCTTCTAGCAACATATCTAACATTACCAGTTGTAGCCTGTGTAAATGGGTCACGCAAGACCGCCATAGCAACTCTGTCAACGATCATATATGCTCTATTGAAGTCACCAAACGCCACTGGGAAAGTATTAGAACCTTCACTTGGCATATCAGTTGCTTCCACATAGGGATAACCGAGAACAGTGTTTGTCACACCACCAGTAAGCATCATTCCTGCTTGGAATACATACTGACCTGCAGTGTCTTTCAGTTTTCTGATAGAAGAAAGAGTAGTTCTGTTAAAAACAAAAGTACCATTCTTAGCATACTCAGACTTAATACCATGTACTAAGCTGATAAGTCCATCAGCAGTAATTGCAGTTGCGTTACCTGAGACTACTTCACCAACACTAGAGTTGGTCATGAAGCCTTCTGGTTTACCTACTGCATTTCCTGAAACAAACGCTGTACCTTCTGCTTTTGCAAATTGCTCTGCAAACTCAGATTGCATTTCTGCTTCTAAGTCAAAGACTGTATCTTCAAGGTCTTGTTCAGAAATATCTACTAAAGCGTAATGCTCGTGTGCAGGTATTTCTTCTAAGCCTACTTGATAGCCAGTTGTTTCAGCTCTTGTGCCACTTTCTGCGACCCATTCTGCTGAGAACTGTCCAGTTCTTTTAGGAACTTGGATGCTTCTCTGACCTGTTGAACGAATTTTAGCGATCTGCCTGATTGGAGAGATTTCTGTTACTGTTTTTAACAGCTCTCTTATATACTCAGGCGGTGCTAAATATCCACCAGTTGTGTCATTGCTGACAGTCAACGCTTTCTTTTCTGCATCGGACAATTTTTCAATTCCCTTTCTGCAGTAAAGCTCAAACGCCTTACAAGTTGTATCTACTGATTTGGAATCAAATCCAGATTCTGGTCTCGTGAGAACAGTTTCTAAATGCTCAACCTTTTCAGCAACACCCTCTTGTTGTGCTTTGGTATTATCAATAGCAGCTTTGACATCTTCTAAAGAATCTAGCTTTTCTTCTAGCTTCTCTATCTTGCTGTCAAGCATCCCATCACTAATACCTTTTTCTAGGTTTTCCAGTTTCTCGTCATTAGCTTTTTTGAACTCTTCAAAAGCCTGACCAAACTCCTGCATAACCTGTTTAACATCTTCTGACATATTGCCTCCTATGATGTATTTTTAAGGGTTAAAGTTAAGTTTTTTAAGGCATCTACCAATTCAGCATTTGCTTCAACTACATCTAGCTTCTCGCTAGTGTCCTTTGCTTCAAATACCTCGTGTACTGCTTTTGCAGCCACCTTTGCTTCTGAACGAGATAACGAGAAAGCATCTCGCATTCCATTTTCCCATTCTCTTATAGAGACCTCTTCGCCCTTAACACTACGAACCTTAGCTTGAGGATTCATAGGGAAAGTCACGAGTGAGATTTCCATTAAGTCTACTTCTCCGATCATGCGTTTGTTAGTACGCTTATCGTATGAAACTTCATCAGGGTTAGCTCTAAAGCCGATAGACATAGCGTCTAATGCACCCATCTTTAATAATTCGTAGGCTTCTTGCCCTGCTTGTGTTTTTAATGCGAGTTTACCTTTGACCATCAAGCCATGTTCATCTTCTTTTATTTCTTCAAAGACACCTATCGGCATATCGGTTTTATGTTGGTATAACAGTTTGACTCCTTTGACTCCTCTTTTGCGGAGGCTCTTTCTAAAAGCTCCTGTCTTTATGACATCGTTACCTAAATCTGTGTTGTTGAATACCGAAGCATAGCCTTCAAACTCACCATATTCTTTGTTCGCTTCATCTTCATCTTCTAAATGACCTGCTTTCAGTTCGGATATGATCTCTATGATGTCTTTCTCTATGACTTCTTCATCTTCTTTCTTCTTTGGCTTTTTGCGTTTGCCATAACCATGACCACCGCCACTGACTTCTCTGCCAGTTAGTTCGGTATATTCTGCATGGGTTTTACAAGGCATATAGACGATGTTGCCATCCTCATCGTGGGAATGAGAACCAACGCAACCGATCTCTTCTGCTCTTGCTACCGCTTCTGCTTCGGTAGTAAAAACATCTCTCCTTATCTGCTCTTTCTGTTCATTCTCACTGGAATCTTCTAACGAAGCAAACCGATTGGTTTTGACAGCTAAAACTTTTTCTGCTTCTGTGTATTCAGTAGTCATAAAGCTATCCTCGTTTTACTATATATAGTAATTCATTGTTAATCATAGCACAATATCTCTTTCGTCAGCATAAACTATCACACACCGACAATTTACGACATTTTTTGCACCACCTTTAGGGTCTCCTGCGTGATTCATAGCCGAACCACCTATGTCAAAATCTTCATCCATGTTTCTAATTTGTCCATTTGCTTCTACATGAGCCGATCTTGTTCTTTCATCTGCAGTTGATACCCAACGCTTCATCATATTTACGCCTAAATCTTTACGCAAAGTATCGTGATAGTTATGATTTGCAAACGAAGCTGCGTTATGCGTTTCGGTTCGTGCAATCAATGCAGCTCTACTTCTGCTGATCGGTAATACTTTTTCAGTTATTCGCCTTGCCAGTTGATTCAAACTCAAGCCTTCTTCTCTACCTTCCTCTATTATTTGTGCTACTTTTCTAGCTACCGATATAGATATACCAGAAAGATACAAAAGTCTATCTCTGTTATATAGATTTATTAAATCTTCAATATCTATGTTTCTGCCAAAGACTACAGCTTCTACTGCTTTCTTTTCAGTCTCATAAATTGCTTCGTTGTTGTCGTAGATGGCTCTAAAGACTTGGCGATAGTGCATATACATCACAGGTTCTATCTCTTCTCGTAAGTCTCTAGCTGCTATATCTGCATCGTACTGATTGAACTCTCTGATTAAATAGGCTTTGGTATTGACGAATCTGCTAAAAATAGACAGCAGTTGTCTATATACTTTCTTTTCTAGGTTATTTCTTAATCTACTTTGCCTACGAATCTCTTTGCGAAGATTTATCCTACCTCTTCTAAAGTCTCTTAATTGTTTCTTCTCAACAAGTTTTAAGGTCATTTTTTACTAGACAATGGATGTCCTTTTGGAAATAAATCTGTATCGTGGCGACCTCCTTGAAATCTACCAGTGCGTAATGCAAAAAGATAGCTGTTGACACGAGAATATGCCCAC